ATTTAGTCACTGAACTTTATGAAAGCGACAATGCTTTTTTCGGCAAAGCTAAAGTTTTATCTACACCAATGGGTCAAATTTTAAGAGCATTGATAAATGATGGTGTTAAAGTTGGAATGTCCACAAGAGCATTGGGATCATTGCAAGAAGAATCATCATACAATCTTGTAAAAAACATGAAGCTCGTAGCTATTGATGCAGTAGCAGATCCATCATTTCCAAAAGCATTTGTTAATGGTATTTTAGAATCAAAACAATGGGTAGTTTCTGATAATGGCAAGTATGAAGAAATTTATGAAAATTTTGAAAAATCAATAGGTAAATTACCTAAACATGATATGGGTTCTTATCTTAAAGATCAAATTTTAAAATTTATTAATTCACTTAGTTAAATACTGTTATGCCATTAAAAAAAGGATCATCAGATAAAACAATTTCCGCTAATATAGCAACGGAAATGAAATCTTATAAAAAGACTGGAAAGATCGGAACATCTAAACCAAAGTCAGACAAAGCTGCTCAAAAGCAAGCAGTTGCTATTGCATACTCCAAAGCTGGTAAAAGCAAAAAGAAAAAAGAAAAACCAGAAGAAGATGCTGAATCCGTTGTCAAGCAAATGAAAAAAAATAACGGAAAGATGTCATTTAAAGGTCCAAAAACAAAAGAACGTAAACATTCTGCACCTCCTGTTAAAGTACATAAAACCAAGAAAGGTAAAGGATCTTACAACAGAAATCAAGAATTGCACGAAAATAATGACATTACTGCATTTATTAATTGTATTTTTGAAAAAAATTACAACGCTGCGAATAAATATTTAACAGACGTTCTTAATTCAAAGATACAACAACGTATTGAGAATGAACTATCAACTCCCTTATTCTAATTTATGAAAATAACAGATCTATTAAACGAAGAAGTCGTAAGCGTAATCGGTGAAGAATCACTAGTTGCAATTCAAGAAGCTTTTGAAAAGAAAGTTGAATTAACAACCGAAGCAGCGCTTATATCACAAGACGAAGTTTATGCTGAAAAACTTGATCAACTTATTCAAGCAATTGATAAAGATCATAGTACAAAGATGAAGAGAGTTGTAGAAGCTGTTGATGCTGACAGAACTCAAAAACTTCTTAAAGTTGTCAACAAATACGAAAGAGCGTTGAACGAAGATTCAGCTACTTTCAAAAAGCAAATGGTAGGTGCAGTTAGTGCATATCTTGATGAGTTTTTAGAAGAATCAATTTCAAAAGAAGATTTAGCAACTGCTGTTAAAAACAAAAGCGCATATAATGTTTTAGAAAAACTTCGCGGTGTTTTAGCTGTTGATTCAGTATTAATGAAAGAGTCTGTTCAAGAAGCTGTTCTTGACGGCAAGACTCAAATTGATAATCTTCAATCTGAAAATTCAGAATTGAAAAAGCAACTTTCATCATTGCAAGAAAGCTTCAACAATATTAGAGTCAATGCTTTAATTGAAGAGAAAATTTCCAATATGGAAACTGAGAAAAAGTCTTTCATAAGAAAGACTCTCAAAGACAAATCATTCGATTTCGTTAATGAAAATTTTGATTATGTTTCTCGTCTTTTTGATAAAAAAGAAAAAGAAAAAATCAAATCAATCACCGAAGAAGCAAAACAAAAGAAAATGGATGTAGATTTCATTCCAGAATATCAGAAAGTTGTTTCAGAAAGTGTAAATAATACAACCGATGATTCATACAACAGCTATGTTGAAGAATTATCAAAAGTTTTCGGTAAGAGATAATTTTCACCAAGAACCATGAGGTCTTATGACCTGAATATAGAAACAGAAAATATACGTAAAACATATGAAACCTAATTCCCCAGTTAACGAAAGCAGAACTGACGCTCTTGTAAAGAAGTGGTCAAAGGTTCTGGATTATAGCAGCAATGCTATCCCAGCAATCCGCGACGAGCACACTTACAGAACTACAGCTATGCTTCTCGAAAACCAAGAACAATGGTGCATCCAAGAAGCGAATACTGGTACTGGTATCTTTGGCGCTACTGGCGCTCAAGGCCCATCAACCATTCCTAACACTGACGGTTATGCCGCTGGTGATAGTCGCCTTCCAAAGATTCTCATTCCTATGATCCGCCGTACTTTTCCTGAGTTGATTTCCAACGAAATTGTTGGTGTTCAGCCAATGGGTGGTCCAGTTGGACTTGCTTTCGCCCTTCGTTATGCCTATCAGCAAGAGACTCTCGGTGCTGATGGTGTCGATGGTCGTGCATTTGATACTGCTAACCGCGCTAATGGCACTGCTTACCTTTCTGGTGCAGACGGCCTGAACGCTACCGAACTTGGTTATCAACTTCTTGACACACGATTCACAGGTACTTCTTCAAGTGCTCTCTCTGGTAACGGAGAGTGGACATTTGCAGATGCAGACCGTGGTGTTGCAGAACTTCTTTCAAACTACGAACTGACAGGTAAAATCCCTCAGATCGAGATGAAGTTCGAAAAGACCGCTGTCGAAGCTGGAACTCGCAGACTTGCTACTCGCTGGTCTGTTGAGCTTGAGCAAGACCTTAAGAACATGCAAGGTATCGATATCGACGGTGAACTCACTAATGCTATGTCATATGAGATTCAAGCCGAAATCGACCGTGAGGTTGTGATTCGTATGATTCAGTCCGCCATGAATGGTGGATTCGGGGCTGGTTACTCCTTCTGGAGCCCAGTAAGTTCAGACGGTCGTTGGACTGCAGAGCGTAATATCACTTTCTATCAAAAGCTACTCATCGAAGCTGGTCGTATGGCCGCTCGTAACCGTAGAGGCGCTGCTAACTTTGTTATCGCAACTCCTCGCGTTTGCACCATCCTTGAAATGCTTCCTGACTTCAAGACATTTGAAATCACTGGAAACGTTACAACCGCTGGTGTCGGAGTATCCAAGGTAGGAACTGTAGGAAGCCGCTTCACAGTATATCGTGATACACGTACCGAAGTACAAAATCAAACTCTCTATTCACCGAACTACTATCGCAATAGTCCAAATTCTGGACAAGGCGTTGAGTATGCTCTTCTTGGATATAAGGGTTCTGAGTACTACGACACTGGTATCATCTATTGTCCTTACATTCCGATCATGGTTCAAAGAACCATCGGACCAAATGATTTCGCTCCTCGCGTTGGTCTCATGACCCGTTATGGAATCGTTAATAATATCTTTGGTGCGAATCTTTATTACCATCTGATCATTGTTAAAGGTCTTGGTGCAGCATTTACTCCTGGTACAGTTTCCACATACTTATAATGTGAACTGACTGAAGTAAGTACTTCAAAAAGTCTATCAAACCATGGGGGCCGAAGACCCCATGGTTTCTTTTTATATATTTAATAATTGACAATATATTTGGATGTAATATAAATAATTATATGGATATAAAAACTATCATTCAAAAAGAATCTGATGAAAAGTACAATGGATCTTTTAGATTTTTCAAAGAACAAAACTTAAAAAAGTTGGTAAGTGAAAAGGGATTTAAATATATCAAATCTAAAATTTCTGAAGATTTACATTTTCCTATATCTTTAATGGTATATTGTTTTGTGAATGACATATACAAACATCCCACATGTGTCTGCGGAAATAAACAAAAATTCAACACTGCTAAAAAAGAATTTTCAAAATATTGTTCTAATAAATGTAGATATGAAAATTTTTCAGATATTATATCTGTTAGACAGCAAACAAATTTAAAAAAGTACGGATCTACTAATGTATTAGCCAGTGAATATGGTAAGAAAAAAATATTAGAAACTAACTTATCAAAATACGGTGTTTCTAATTACACAAAAACTAAAGAATTTAAAGAAAAAGTTAAAGGTAAAAGTAATTTAACTTCCGATGGTAAGAAAATGTTAATTGAAAAAATAAAAAGAAAACATTACGATTCCATTTTTACAAAGTATACAAATTTTATTCCATTGTTTAAATTTGAAGAATATGATGGAGTAAAAGGATATAAAAAATATCCATGGTTTTGTAAAACATGTAACTCTAATTTTATATCATCTTTTGATAATGGTTGTGCTCCTATATGTGATAATTGCAAACCTAAAGGAACAGATTTAGAAATATTCATTAAGAAGTTTTTGGATAAATATAAAATTGAATATATATTCAGATATAGAAAATTAGAATCTGGAAGAGAAATTGATTTTTACATACCTTCTAAGAATTTAGGAATAGAAACCAGCGGATTATATTGGCATTCAACTGCAAATAAAACATATTCAAAAAATGATCATATTTCTAAATTAGAAGAATGTGAACATCAAGGAATAAATTTAATAAATATTTTCGCTGATGAAATTTATAACAAACCTAAAATTGTAATTAATAGATTAAAAAGTAAATTAAGTCTTGTAAAAAGAAAAATACCAGCCAGAAAATGTCAAGTTGGAAAAATTAGTAATATTCAATGTGAACATTTTTTAAAAAAATATCACATACAAGGAAGTATCAAAACAAATATTAAATATGGCTTGTTTTATAAAACTCGTTTAGTTGCAGTTATGACATTTAACAAAGGAAGATTAGCAACTGGTAACAAATCAATAAATGGAATTTTTGAGCTTGGTAGATATGCAACAATAGCCAATTTTAATATTGTTGGAGGTGCTGGTAAATTATTATCTTTTTTCAAAAATCAACACAGTCCAGAAAAAATTTATTCATATGCAGATAGAAGATGGAGCAATGGTAATCTTTATAAAAAATTGAATTTTAAATTAGATAAAGCAACTATTCCTAATTACTGGTATGTGAAAGATTTCAAAAACAGACTACATAGATTAAAATTTCAAAAAAATAATTTAAAACATTTTTTAAATTATGATGAACAAAAAACTGAAGAAATGATAATGAAAGAGTCTAAATTTTATAAAATATGGGATTGTGGATCTTTATTATTCATCTTATAATATAAAAATTAAAAACAAATAACTAAATAATATTATGGCTAGTTATACATTCGACACGCAAATTTTATCAGCATCACAAGTGGGTATTGGAAATCCAATAGCTCCCGCCGATTCCTTTCCATTAACAGCGGTTGGTGTTGGAATCCTTGCTCTTTCTTCTACTCACCAAGGGCTCGCTTTTAACTCTCTTCCATTAAGTGCTCAAGTTGTTAGAACTACTGTCAGAGGCAGCGTTTTCAATATAAACAGCGCTTATCATAATAAGCCCATGGCTTTGATTGAATTTGATAATACTTATACCGTATTCACTTTCAATTCATCAGCTCCAACATCGCAAGTTCTTTTACTTTCTGGAACCAGAGATGTATCAACACCAGAGCATAGAAGAAAGTGGGTTTTGGGATATTATTAATACAATAAACATTCAAATTTAAATATTAAACGCCAGATTAATTTCTGGTGTTTTTTATTATATAGTTAAATAATAATACATGTTTATCGGAGGTTCAGGAAGCGGTAATGAATTTAGTAAAAACGATCAAGGTTTTTATAGAGGAATTGTTGTTAAAAACAACGATCCCCTTCGTTTAAATAGAATTAAAATTTACATTTCCGAATTATCAAACCAGCCTTTCGAAGAGTGGTTTGATTCATATGATGAAATTGAAGTAAAAACACCTGGTGAAAATAATACAGATGACAAATGGTCAGATGTTAATATTTTTGAAGAAATATCAAAAAACATTCCATGGGCTGAACCTTGTTATCCAATTATAGGAGAAAGTGGAAACAGTAGATATTATAAAGATGGTAAAATAGTAACCATATCTGATTGTAATTATCTTGAAGGATTTGAAGTTATAAATGATGAGCCTCCATCTTTAGAAAAAGGATCATTTGCGCCATCATTTATATATGAAAATGGCGGTACATATATTGGAGATGCTTTTTCTAATCCAACTGCTAATTTTTCAGCACAATGCAATCCTTATAGTTTTTTATATAAACCATCATCACACACAAACAAAGCAAAGGGCGTTTTTGGTATTCCAGAAGTAGGTTCTAAAGTTTGGGTATTCCATTGGCAAGGAGATTTCAATTTCCCTGTTTATTTTGGAACTATGAAAGATTATAGAGAACTCACATTAATCAATGATACTGATAATACAACAAAAATGAGCCCATCATATCCTGTTGATTTTGAAAATTAAACCTTAAATAATTCAAGTGTCTTTAAGATATAAAAATAGAACAATTATAAATCAAAGGGGGGGTTCGATAGATATTGATAACTCTACCGAAAAAGAAAAAATACAAATCTCTCATAGAAGCGGAAGTAATTTAAATTTTACAAATATAGTTACAAGCGAATTAGCTTCTAATAATAAACAATTAATTGTAATAAACGATAATTATAAAACTGTAGGTGGTACAGATTCAGAATATGTAGTAAAAGACAAAATAGAAAGAGTTGGAGAAAATTCATATTCATTTAAAGGAACTTATGGAGATTCAGAAATAGACGCATTTAAACAATGGAAAGCTGCATATAAAACAATAGCAAATGCTAATTCCAGATTTAAAATTAATAGAGGCGGCGCAAGCTTTCCAAACGGTCCAACTACACCAACAAGTGGAACTAGATCTTCAAATCCAACATTAAATCAAACTATCGTTCCAGTTGAAAATAATTTCGGAGGATACATTAAAACACCTATTAGAAATGCATCAACAGATGAAGTTGTTGATTATGTTCCTATGCCATATAGGGACACAGAACCAGCAACTCCGAAAGATGTAACCACATCTGATGTCGATTTGGCTGCGGGTGTTAATGGATCTGCTGCTCCTGGTGTTTTAGAATTTGGATCTTCTAATTCAGCAGCTACCGAAGACGGATCTTGGACACCCAACACGCAGTCTACTAATATTGGAAACTCTATAAAAAATTTACAAGATAGTGCTTTAAACGCTATAGAAGCACAAATGGGAAATGGTGGTGATGATATTTCATTCGTTAAAAGAAATAAATCAGATACCGTTGGTGCTATTTTCAATGATTATCCATCTATAAGAATAGATACCAAAGGAAGAAGTCAACCAATAGAAGTTGTAGTATCAGCATCAGGCGCTTTCAAAAATCACGATTATGTACCAATTGTTGAAGATATTGATAATTCTTCAACATTTCCGTGTGGAAATGAAAATAAAACAGTGGGAAATAAATATAATTTAAATGTAGGATCGGGAGGAATTAATTTAAAATCCACGGGCTCTATTGAATTAGGAGGTAGTAATTTAAAAATGGGATTCCAAAAAGTTAATATAAGTGCTCTTCATGGTATACACTTACATTCAGAAAGCGTTGTTGAATTAGTATCATTAAAATCTATATCTTTAAGAACAAACAGACAGGTTTATATAGAAAGTTCATTAGGTGTTAAAAATAATACAATAATTGGTGGAGGTCTTTATACAGAAGGTGAAGTTTATCTACATCATATAACTGCACCAATCGAAATTCAACAAACTTTAGATACTACATTGTACGGTAGATTCAATTGCACAGCCCCAAGAACACTTCCAATCGGTGAAGTATTTGATCCAGAATGGGGATGGTTAACTGTTTATGCATTGGCTGATGATAATTTGATTATAAATTATCCACACAGTCATCATTTCCCAAATCTTCCTTTGAGATTAACAAGTTCAAATTCAGATGTTCGTAAATTTGCAGCTAATGAGAGAATAAACACACACGGTGCTTTTTCTACAGCATTAGCTCAAAAACACGAAAGAAGAAGGGCTGAAGTTGCTCCTTAATCAAACAATCTCATCGATTATTCCAAATTCTAAACATTCATCAGCGGTTAGCCAAATATCTTTCTTCAAAAGATCATCCAATTTTTTCATTGGAATTTTAGTAGTTTCTTTATAAAAAGACTTGATAAGTTTCATTAATGTTGTGGAGTTATAAAATTCATCCTCCATTTCACTAAATTTTCCATACATTCCACCACTTAATTGATGAATTAAAAGATGTGCATGTTTTCCCATAAATCTTTTATTACCAATTGCTGAAATTAAAGTACCAGCACTTGCTACTGAACCATCAACATGCGTATATACTTTAGATTTCATTTTTCTAATTATATCAACAGTTGAAAATGCTGGGAAGATTTCTCCACCGTATGTGCATAAATGCAAGTGGCAAACTGGATCAAAACAATCACCCAATGCATTTTTGGTATTTTGTAATTTAACATCTATTTCCAGCAAAAGCTTATTCAATTCCAAAATTGAATTGGCATCTATATCAGAATAGAATAATATTTTATTTTCTAAAACTTTAATATTAGACTGAACTGACCATCCTTCATTTGCAGATGGTGTTTGAAGGTTTAAAAATATTGGTTGATTTTGAGGAGCTTCCTCCTCTTTGTTTGCTTTATATACCCAGTTTTTCATATGTTTAATTTGTTTATTATGATTCACAAGTGGAACAAGTTAAAATTGATCTTGCTAATTCTTGAGACGGATTTGAACTTCTTTGATAATATAATCCTTTTATACCTTGCTCCCATGCAAAAATCATAAGCTCGTTGACTTCTTTGGGTTTTGCGTTAGGAGGTATCATCAAGTTAAGAGATTGACCTTGATCAATAAATTTTTGTCTTTGTGCAGCTTGTATGATAATTTCCTTTTGAGAAATTTCACCAAACGTTTTAAAAACATCTTTTTCTTCTTGAGAAAGAAAATCTAAATGTTGAACTGATCCACCTTTGATAAGAATAGATTTCCAAGTTTCTTGATCGTTCTTTTCTTTACTCTTTAAAAGATTTTCCAAATGTGGATTTTTAAAAGTAAATTTACCTTTAGCAAGATCTTTAACAAAATAATTACTATTCAATGGTTCTATTGATGGAGAAGATTGACCTAAAATAAACGAACTGCTTGTAGTTGGTGCAACTGCTAGTGTTGTTGTATTTCTTCTATTGTATCCTTCTAAAATAGGAGCCTCGCCAAAAATTCCAGCAAGCTCTTCAGAAGCTTTATCAGAATGCTTACGAATATGTTTCCAAATTTCCATATTCAATATTTTTGCATCCATTGATTCAAATGCCATCATTTTGGATTGTAATAAAGAATGCCATCCAAGAACTCCAACACCAAGCGCTCTTTGATTAATTGCGAATCGTCTAGGAGCTTCCATGAATTTAATACCATCTGTTTTTTCAATAAATTCTGTCATTACAGCATCCAAGAAATAAACCAAAACTTCAACAGCATCAGTATCTTTCCATTCTTCCCATCTTTCAAGATTTAGTGAAGATAAATCACAAACGAAAGATTCATCTTCAGAGTTAGAAAGCATTATTTCATTACAAAGATTAGAATTATTAATTTTTAATCCTTTATCTTTATAAACTTGTGGAGCTTGGTTATTAGCATTATCAGAAAAGAAAATATAAGGATATCCAGATTCAAATCTCTTTTTAATTACCTGTCCCCATATTTTACGAGCCTGTTTATCTCCATCGATCATTTTTTTCATCCATTCATCTGAAACACAAACGCCGACAGACATTTCTTGAATTTCATGACCTTCTCCTCTAATCTTTAAAAATTCTTCAATATCTGGATGATCAACAGGAAGATAAGCAGCAAATGAACCACGTCGAACATTACCCTGCGACACAACGTTCATAAGCTTATCATAAAGCTCCATAAAATGAATAGAACCAGTAGAACTACCACCTGATGATATCGCGGCTCCACGACCTCTCAAGGCTCCAAAATAAGCACTTGTCCCGCCACCACCTTTGGTCATTTGACCGACTTCGGCAACTTTTTCTAAAATAGAAACCATGGTGTCTCCTATATAACTTCCAAAACATGAAATAGGCAATCCTCGTTCGCGTCCAAAATTACTCCAAATTGGACTTGATAAAGAATAATATCCTTTAGACATATAATCATAGAATTTATCTGAAAATCCTTCTATACCTAATAGGCTTTGCGCTCTATCAGCTATATCTTGAATTCTTTGTTCTGGTGTTTCGCCTTCTATTAAATATCCTCTTTCGAGAAATTTCCTTGAGTCTTTATTGAGCCAATATATATTCTGTGTCATAAATTAAAATAAGTCGTCTTCTGAAAATGATTGATTTTTCTTTGAATATTCTGTTGGTCTAGAATGGAAAAAATCAGTCATGTTATTGCCAAGTAATTCTTCATCAAACCAAGTGGTAGAAGATACTAATTCTTCATCGATTTCAAACACTTTTGAAAATCCTATTTGACTTAATGATTCGTTGATTCGGTTTTTGATGAATTCTTTAAGAATATTAGCAGACAATCCTGGTTCGTCAATACCATTAACCATCCAATCTACAATTTTAGCTTCGGATTTGAATGCTTCTTGAGCTTCCATTAAAATTCTTTCTTCTAATTCTTGATCAAACAATTCAGGCAATTCCTCACGAATAGTGTTAATAATTTGTATACCAACCAAAGCATGAATATTTTCTTCATTACGAGTATACTTAACTTGTTGATCTGTATCTTTCAACACGTTTTTAAATCTTGCAAACCAATTGATAACATAGAATTGTGAAAATAAAGAAACATTTTCAACGAACAGTGTGAATAAAATCAATGCGTATAAATATTGTTTCTTTGAATCTTTATAAAATTTATGAGTATATTTTTTTAAATATTTCACTCTGCCTTGAATCCACTCAAGTTTAAGATTTTCTTCAAAAATATCCTCTAATTCTAAAACGCTCAACAAACGCTCATATGCACTGTTGTGAATAACTTCCACATTAGCCATAACATATCCAAGATCTTGAAGAGATGGATGTGGGAGATTATCTCCCAATTTGGCCCAAAATGTTTTAACAGCAACTTCGATTTGTCCAATTGCAGAAAGAGTTCTTATGATGATTTCTCTTTCTTGCTCTGTCAATTCTACTTTAAACTGTTGTACATCAGATTTAAAATTAAACTCTTTATCAGTCCAAAAGCCATTTTGCATTGCTTCAATAAATTGTTCTGTCCACGGATATCTGTTTGGTTTTCTGCTTATTTGCTCTTGGAATATGTTCATTTTTGTTTCCTCTAAATTCGTTTTCAATAATGTATCGTCATTCATAAAATTGTCAATTAAGCTTTTTGTTTGATTATTTAGTTGGCTATTTTTGTCTTTCAAAAAACATTTTTTATCATTCCGTTTAATTAAATAAAGATAATCATGAGTGATAAATGGATTGAAGAATTAAGCTTACTTTATGAATCAGATCCCAGACAAATAACACCACATAGAGCATCTGGAATGGGTCCAGAAGCATACGATCCTAGAAACTCATGGAGTGGTAAAGTTGGAATTTCTGATGGCACAGCAAGCACTAGAGCGGCTGCTACGCCATATCAACAATCTTTTATTGGAGAGATGGAAGAAGATGAAAATAAAATAATGTCTGCTATACAAAAAATAGAAGACCAATTTAATTCTAATTCTGATAAAGACAAAAGCGTTAGATATGCATTGGGTCTTCTTAAAAAAGAATTAAAGCGCAAGCTTTAATAAATTTATCTACTTACTTCTTCCCAATCCATAGAAGCAAACATACCAGAACCATTAGTGGTATCTGATGCAGCAACCAAAGTTAATTCAAAAGGAGTTTTTGTTAAATTGTTTCGTTCTAATTGAAACTTAAACAAAGCTTCTTTAAGAATATCCAAATTCGGAGAACCTTGATTAGAAGAATTTAAGAAGCCACTTGCTAAAATTCTTCCCCCCGCATAGCTTGTTCCTGTAATGTTGTATTGAACGGCACTATCAACTCCAGCATCAACCCAACTTCCCCCTGTTGTGACTCCGCTTGCTCTTACCTGCCAGTTATAGTTTATGCCATTTCCATCCCCAAGAATTGATAAAGCCGTTAAAATAATAATTGCATCAAGTCTGTCTGGAGTTGTTTTTAATCGAATTGAAATAATTGGATAAAACGTACCAGCTACTGCAAACGTTCTTGGTGCAGTTATTGGGATAGATGCTGCTTGTTGTAATCCTCTTAATTCATAGCCACCTTCGGATATAACCGTACTACATACTTGCTTCAATTTACTAGGACCTGATGTAGCTGCTTTATTTTCTATTTCGTATCTTAAAGGTAATGACGCGGTGGTAATATATGTAGAGTCAATTAAGTTAGCGTGATGAAAGTAATGACATGGTACAAACTGACCATTAATAACAAACCCAGTTCTGACAGTACCTAACCCCAGCCATTCTATATCCATGAATAGGATTTGTGCTTTTGTAATATCAAGCGTGATTCCTGATGGTCCTGAACCATCAAGCTTATCAACATTCCATCCTGATTGTGGTGTTCTTGTTGAAGTAACAGTACCAGTTACAAGGCTGCGTTCAACCATATACAATGAACTATCATCTAGTTCTAAATATATACCGTTTTCAGCTCCATAATAACCAACACGCTGTCTTAGGTTGGTAGTAGAAGGACTAAAAGTAAAGGTACTCATTATCTGTAACGATTTACCTGGTTGATAAGCAAACACTTTTGTTGTCTCTCTATATACTTTAGAACCACTTAATGCATCTACCTTTAACTCTACCAGTCCTTGATTTTGATTAAACTGAGCAGATGCAGAGGTTGTAGTTGTACCACCTGTGAGAGTAGACCAAAGATTGTTATCGGCATATCTATGGGATGAATCAAATAAAGTTAATGGAGAAGATATTCTTGTACGACCAAACGCATCAGACGCTAAGTTGTAATTTCCAGAATAGTTAATTAAAGGCGTAACGCTTATAGCAGTAACTGGATTTGTAATTGTAACTGCTGTAACTGGATTAACTAAAGAAAAAGAACTAACTGGATTGTTAATTGTAACTGCTGTAACTGGATTAACTAGAGAGAACGAACTAACTGTATTAAGAACCGTAACAGCAGTTATAGGATTACTAACAGTAATAGTACCGCTTATAGGAGTAATGCCTGTTGTTATAACTCGCACTGCACCTACTTCAGATCCATCTACAGTAGCTGTACGGACTATTTGCGCATATACATCTGTTCCTGTGGTATGATCAACGATACCAACATTGCCAATATCAACATTACTAGCTGATAAAATTAAATTGATATCTGACGCATTAACCAGGTGGGTTAATACTGCGTATTTAGGATATATTGTATTGTTATAACCATCACCGTAAGTGCCATTTGCAGAAGTTATTGCGGGAAATCTAGAATCACCTACAATTTCTACATATTTACCATAGTCTGCAGTTGCCTTATTGATTACAACATTGCTATTAATAGCCATATTTATATTTATCAAAAAGTCGTACATCTTACATAATATTGACAAAAATAACAACGGTGTTTAAATATGTGCGACTTTCTGAAAAGAAATCACAAGAAAAAGAGGAGCCTTGCTCCCCTCAACATTATAAAAAATTATGAAAAACTTATTATTAATACTATCGTGTAGTATTTTGTTAATAAACAATTCTGCAAATGCATACACTGAAATTAAAAAATCAAATAATGAAAATTATTTCATGGCTAGAATAACCTTTTACACAGACTGTCCAAGATATGGTAAAAAAACAGCCAGTGGAAAAATTGCGAAAGAAGGATATACTGTAGCAGCAGAGAAAAAAATACCATTCGGAACGCTTTATAATATTCCAAGTTTGAAAAATATAATAAAAACTGATGGGATATTTCAAGTTCAAGATCGAGGATCAGCAGTAGATAAAAGAACCGCTAGTAAAAATAAATATCCAGTTATTGATGTATACGTTTCTTCACATGAAAAAATAAATATTTTGAAAAAAATAAAAAATAACATAGTTAAAGTTTATTATTAATGAAAATTTTAAATAAAACAAAAACCTACCTTATAGGTCCAATGCAATATGGTGATGGTAGATCATGGAGAGAAGAGATATCTGAATTTTTAAAAACTATCGGAGTTATTGTGTTTGATCCATATAAAAAACCATTTATAAATGCACCATCTGAAGATGAAGATACCCATGCAAAAATGTACAAACTTATGAATATAGGCGAATATGATGAAGTTGCTGAACATTTTAAAGCTGTTCGTTCTTTTGATTTGTCTATGGTAGATAGAGCTGATTTTATCATATGTTATTTAAATCCTAAAGTTCCGACTTATGGAACTGTAGAAGAATTGGTAACAGCAGTTAGAATGAAACGTCCAGTTTTTGTTGTGATAGAAGGTGGTAAAAAAAATACACCACTGTGGGTTATGGGAATGCTGCCACACAAATATATATACGATTCATTTGATGAAATAAAACAAGTATTGACAAATATAAATGACGGACTAAAGTCAATAGACAGTGATCGTTGGAGATTATTTGAACAAGAATTAAGATGAAAGTGGAAGGTTTAATATCATTAAAACTTACAGACGCTTCTAAGCTAGAAGTGTTTTATCAATTTTTATTTGATAAATTCAATTTTAATAAAAATTATATAATTAAGCAAAATAAAATATATCAAATTGAAGAACACAGAGATGAATATTATGATATCTATATTAGAGACGCTGACGAATTAGATTATCACATATATGAAATAATAAAAAAAATAAAATGACATTTATTTAAAAAAAATAAATATACTCAATGTCAATAGATGTCGGTTTCACTTTTACGTGTAGGTTAAATGGAAGATTAGGAAATCAAATGTTTATGATAGCGCATGCATATTCACAGGCGCTAGACCATAATTCCAAATTTATTTCTGCAAAATATGATGTCCCAGCATCTGATTATTTTGATAATATTTATAGAAATATAGATTTTTCTATAAATTATATTGATGATTTAAAAGAAGATGAGTCCTATGTTAATATAGGAACTACCTTTCATTATACCCCAATCAAAGTCCCTAAAAATAAAAATATAATTTTTCATGGATATTGTCAAAGTGAAAAATTCTTTATATCTAATAGTTTAAAAATAAAAGAATTATTTTCAGCAAATGAAGAATTTATAACAGAATATTTTAATAAATATCCATTTTTAAAAGATAACAACACTATTGTTATAAATGTGAGACGAGGAGATTACTTACATTATCCAAATCACCATCCAGTTATTTCAAAAGAATATATATACAAATCGTTAGAATATATACCAGATTATAAAAAAAATCCAATTATTATTATAAGTGATGATATTGAATGGTGTCAAGAAAACATCAATATTGATAATGCGATATTTATTACTGATATATTACCATGGCAAGCATTGTGGTTAATATCTCTTTGTAAATATTTTATAATTTCAAATAGTAGTTTTTCTTGGTGGGGTGCATTTTTGGGTGAAAAAGAAAACAGTATCGTGGTGTGTCCAGATATTTGGTTCGGTCCAGAAATAACAGTCAACACTTCTGACATATATAGAAACAATTGGATAAAAATTCCAACTTATCACCAAAATGGTGTATTATATCCGAAATAAAAAATAAAATGAAAACATTAGTAGTTTGTCCAACTTATGGGAGAGTTCCATATTTAAATCGTATGGTAGCTAGTTTTTTATCACAAACATATGATGATAAACATTTAGTAATTATAAATGATGATAAAAATGTAGAAATATGCTGTGATAACAATCAAGTCACTTGTATAAATTTAAATAAAAAAATTCTACTTCCACAAAAAAGAAACATCGGCATTATGCTAGGATATTACGATCTTATCATGCAATATGACGATGATGATATTTTTTTACCAAACAGAATATCAAATCATGTTCAAAAACACATTGAAAATCCAGATATTTGGTATTATTGGAATATGTCATCATATATTATATATGGAGATAAATTTGAAATCGCTGGATGTTCTCCCAATCACAGTTCTTTTTTAAGAAAGGCGTGGTTTTCTGTTGGTGGATATGCCAACAATGAAAATATCGGAGATGATATGGAATTTTTTTACAAAATACCAAACAATTTTAAAAAGGAAGAAAATGATCCAACATTAGCTGATTATGTTTACAACTTCGGCGGAGTTAACTATCACGCATCTTATGAAAAAGATATTAGAATAGATGAAATTGCATATAATCAATTATCTAATATGAATTTAATAGGTAAAAAATATTGGATAGAACCAGATTATGAAGAATATAACAAATTCTTGATATTAGAAAATTTATATAAACAGAAAAAAGAATCTTTAATTATTAAACATATAGATCAAGGAAAAATCGGTATAGATCATTTAATGATATGATAAAACAATTGATTTTCTAATTTTTTAAAACGAGCATCTGAATGCCACACCTCATCTGTTTGAGGTGTATAAATACCATCTTTTGTTATGATAGATTTACCTTTTTCCAGAGAGAGAATAGAAGGTTGATAAATGTTGTATATAGGCTCTTTCTTGAATGAGCCTATCTCGCAAGATGTCAGCCCTATCATTACTATCATTAGTTTTAGAAGATCGCAACTTTTCAATTTCATTGATAATTTGTTCTTGGTTGATTCTAGATTTTTGAATCATATCATAATAAAATGCTCTATTCTTTAACTCCAAAAAAGCAGTTAAAGCAGATAGAGCATTTTTAATTAATCCTATAATATCCATTATTCGCCTTTATCTTTTGCTTTGCCGATATTAATGGCAGCAAAATCGATAAGAGCGTACAATTTAGCAAGGAATGTACCTGGAGCTGGTGTTGGTGTAGCTGCAGCAATAGCTGATGCTAACGCTACAACTGCTGTGATTATATTCAATATATCATTACCAGTGACGAGTTCTAATATTGTATTCATACACTAGTATTTAGTTCACTGCCTAATAAATATTATTATGGAGTTTCCAGGTAAAAAACAAAAAGTAATGAATGTTCAGAAGGCTTTAGGACTATCAACTGATGGTATTGATGGTCCTAGAACATGGGATGCTATTGAAGAAACTGTTGTAAAGGACAAGCCTCAAACAGTTCCTACTACTCCTACAGGCAATACATTAGCTGAAAAGTTAGTAGCTCTAGCAAAGAAAGAAGTAGGTGTGGAAGAAGTTAACGGGACCAACTGCGGTCCTAGAGTTAACGAATATAAATCAGCAACTTGGTTAGATTCAACGAAATCATGGCCTTGGTGCGCTGCTTTCATTTGCTGGTTGTTTAGAGAAGCAATGAAAGATGGTAAGTATAGCTTCGAAAGACCCAAGACAGCAGGTGCTTATGATTTTGAAAATTGGTGCAGAGAGCAAGATACACATGTTCTTTTAAAGAAACCTCATAATGGCGATATTAAGCCTGGAGATATTGTTATCTTTAACTTTTCTCACATTGGATTAGCAATTGGAAATCCAGATTCTGCTGGTTATGTTAAAACAATCGAAGGAAACACTGATGGCTTTGGATCTCGTGAAGGCGGAGCGGTGTTAGAAAAAAGACGTAAATTGTCATCTATACGTAGTAGAATTAGAGTTGTAATTTAATATCAAATAATTAAATAAAAATACTATGATCAAAAGAATAAGCGATAACTCTGTTAAACTTTGCTGCAATAATAATGGTTGCCCAACCGTAACTGATATTGGTGAAGGATTAATTGAAATTACAGACGATAACGGCAATAAAATCGTTGTCAAGAAAGAAGAAGCGAGTTTAATTTCTGACGGTGTTAAAACACTCGATAAAGAAAATCTCATTCTTGGATGAATTTAATTTATCACACTTTCGTATTATTAGGAATATGCTTCATATTAAAATATGGAGCTATTCTTAATTTTATAAGAAATCCTTTGAAAAAAATATCTTTTTTTAAAGAACTTTTTAATTGCTGTTTGTGTATGGGATTTTGGATTGGTTTATTTTATTCAACAATTTCCCAAATGCCTTGGACTTTATGTTTTTATTCTGCCGCTGTTTGCTGGATCGCGGATTATATTATACAAATAATTCAGAAATATTTGTATAATTAACGTTTAACTATTGTGTTTTTAATATTGTTAACCAATAATTCAAATCCTGTTATTTGATTTTTATCAAATTTTCCAGCTTTAGTTCCGATACTTATATAAAAATATTGTTTATCTACCACGCCTATATTGTACATTATATTTTGTGTAACTCCTAGATGTTCAAAATGATGTTTTAATTGACACTCATTCATTTCTGAAACATCACTAATACAATAACCAGCTCTTATAACTTCTAATAAATTTTTAATATAATCTGAATCTATTGAAATATTTTCATATGTTGGTATTTCGTTCAAATTATTTCTATTCCAATCTTTATATATAGCTGATGTATAAAATGATTTTCCAACTTGGGGAATCCCCCCTCCATTATGAGCTGCAAAAATAATAGCATGGTCTGCTCCAGCCTTTATTATTTCATATAAGTATTCTTGTATATCTATACTATCTTGTAAAAATTCTAACATTTTTAAATTAGAAAAAGGTCTTCTTTCTACAAAAAATTTAATCATAGATGTTGTTGCTTTTATTAAAGTAACTAAAGCACCAGAACTGATCAGAGCCATTAATATTAAAAATCCTCCGCTCTGTGTATCAAAAAATTCATTCATGTTTATTATATTATTTATAAAAGAAAATTAATTTTTTAAAAAAATTATGAAAGATAAATAATAAAGTGAATAGCAAATATATAGAATTAATTGATAGCGTGTATTCCTCTATTTTAGAGGAAAAAAACGATAATTCATCTATCGATGAATTTATCAAAATACGATCAAACGGAGCTAAAAAAATTGAAAAACAAGCCAAAGAAAAAGGCGGAGCTTCGATATTAACAGCGATTCATTTTAAAGCAAAAGAAATTCCATATGAACATTGCTTAGAAAATTCAGAAGATATAAAATCTATAGAAAAAAAAGCAGATCTTGTTTTTAATAAACTTAAAAATTGGAAAAATTTATCACAAAGACAATTTCAAGCTTTGATGGGTGAACTTGAAGCTTATGGTGAAATTTATATAAAAATTAAAAAGCCAAACAGTATAAATTTAAATTAATTATTTTTGTTGTAATCTATACAACAAATGATTGAATTCTGCTTCGATTTCATCTTTGATATTTTTTAAATCATCAAATCCTTCAGAGATGGATGATAAATATGAAACGATCTCAGTTTTTAATGATGTGTACGAAGATATCAAATCTCCTTTATATGATTCCACTTTAATTGTATAATTTGTATTATTATTGGGAATTGTCGTTCTTCCGTAATAAACTTCTACAAACTTATCAAATAATTCATCCAACGTTTCGTATGCAGTTGATAACGCTTTATGTTCAGCATAACTCTTAGTTTGCCAATGATCAACCTTTAGTTGATTTAAAACCGTGAAAACTGCAATCAAATTCATATGTTTATTTATGAGGTTTTTTAGCTTTTTCAACTTTATCCAATAATTTGTAATAATCTATTCTCTCAAAAAGATGATGAGATGCTATAGTTCTTGCTTGCTTTTCGTCTAACGGATTTTCTGGATCTTCCTCATGTTCCATTTCTATTTTCATTCCATCATTCAATGCGGTTTCTACATCTTCTTTAGAAACGCCATGCTTTTTCATTATTTCTTCAACAGTTTTTGGCGGCTTCATTCCTTCATAAATTAAACCGATATTGATTGAATCTTTATTAAGCATTTATATATTTAATAAAAATGATAAATATAAATATGAGCTTTTACGAATTTTACAATTCCATCATAAATGAAAATTTAGTTCTCAAAAAAAGACCAATACAATTAGATGATGGTTCAACTGTATACGAATTTATAGTTGATAGTGATATTGAAAATCCCAGAGATAAAAGCAACGAAACATATAAAAATAAAGATAACATAAAAAAAGCTGGGTTCGTGTGGAATAAAAATATTGGAAAGTGGACAAGTTCTGAAAAATTTTCTTTAGAAAATTTACAACAAGGAATTGCAAAATATAAAAGAGCCATTTTATCAATAAACAAAGATTTTAATGCCGTCGGATTTGATGATTATGCTGACGACCTTGAAGAATTTTTAGATCTTGGAATAACTGATAAACTTAAAGAATTCTTCACAGAATTAAAAGAAAAAATTAAAAATGCAAAAGATTCCCCAGAAGTTAAAGCGTTTTTTGAATTTAGAAAAAATTTCACCAATAGAAGTTTTAATAATCAAATGCTTATATTCATGCAGAATAGAAAAGCAACTCATGTAGAAGGCAAAAAAACATGGGAAACGAAATTTGGAAGAAGACTCAAACTTGGAGCAAAATCAATTAAAATTTTTGTTCCTATCATATCTAAAGATAAAAAGAATGAAGATGCTCCACAAGCTGATATGAAAGTTGATGAAACTCAACAATTAAAAGGATTTACAATTGGCAATGTATATGATATATCAGATACTGTACCAATAGAAGGCAAGGAACATATGTATGTACAAGAACCAAAATGGTACGATGATGCAACCCCAGATGAAAAAACTAGATATCTTTATGATGCTCTTGTTAAATTTGCCGAAGAACATAATGTTCAAGTATCTATAAGTGATGAGGGATTAGGCGGAGCTAGAGGAGTCAGCAGAGCAGGATCAATACAATTGATGCAAGAAAACATATCAACAATGATTCATGAATTAACTCATGAAATTTTACACCCCGCTGATAAAAGAAAAGAATTATCAAGTGAAATAAAAGAATTACAAGCGGAAGGTGTAACATATCTAGTATTGAAACATTATGGTCTTCCTACATCACACGCTGAAATATATCTAGCTCTTTGGGAAAAAGATCCAGAAAATGTAAAACAAAATGAAGAAATAATAAGAGACACTGCTAAAATGTTTATTGAATATATTGACAATGCTACTATGAATTCTTCAGAAGAATCTCCCGTTCAGGAATCTTATATAAACAGCTTGAAAGCAATGTGGTAATATGAAAAGCTTTGAAAATTTTTACGAAAACTATACAAACGAGTCCGAATTAAATGAAGGATTCAAAGAGAATTTAATAAATTCATTACTGGCATTGTTTAGTATGGGAGCCGCTGTTTATGAAGGAAATTATGTTCTTAATTTCTTAAACAATCAACCAGCCCCAATGGAACAAAAAATCGATGCTTTAAATCAAGTAAAAGACCAAACAGACAATATAAAGATTAAAAAAGCCGTTGATGATGCCATTCAAAAAATAAATCAACCAGCTCAAAAAGTAAAAGAAAACATCACTGGGGAAAAATCTAAAATATTAGATCTCGCTGTAAAACTTACATTGCCAAGTGAAATATTAGGAACCAATATATATGATAAAGTGAACGATAGTTTTATGAGACCATATCTTGATGACAAAGGATATTGGACGATTGGGGTTGGTCATTTATTAGGTAGCGAAGCTAAGAAAAATTTTTGGATACAAAATAGAGCAAAGCAAGGAAAATCAGCCACTTTATCAAGACCAGAGGCGCTGGCTCAATTTAAACAAGATCTTGAAAAACATCATAATCTAGCACAAAAGAAATTCCAAAAGGAATGGCATAAATTTCCAAATGAACTCAAAGCGGTGTTAGTAGACATATCATTCAGAGGAGATCTTGAGAAAAAAGGATTAGGTGATTTCGCATTCGTTGAACTTTTAAAACAAGGAAAATATAAACAAGCAGCGAAAGAATATTTGGATCACACTGAATATAAATCAAGAATGAAAAAGGATAAACCAGACGGTGTTGTGAAAAGAATGAACAGAAACGCTGCTATTATATCAAAAACGACATAACATTAATTCTATTGACAATGTATTTTCATGTGGTAAGTATTATACATATGAAAACAAAAAACATATTGTTGGCAGTCGCAGCATTTGCTGCATTCACAAGCGTACAAGCTGGTACAGTTGAACCTGTAACTGTTACAGCTGAAGAGTCCTCGACACCATCCATTGTTGTTGAAACTGGATATTCTTCTGAAAGCGTGTGGCGCGGTGCTGACCTTGGCAGAGACGAAGCAAGTGCTGTTGTAAC